TGCCCGGAACCAAAGGCGGCCCGAACTGGAACGAGGGGGTGGGCTACGGCCGCGGCCGGTTGCATGCCGGGCAGGATCTGGGGACGGATCCCAACGATCCGGTGGCGGCGCGGATGAATGGAGTGATCGAGCAGGCCTACGCCAAGGGGTTTGGCAAGGCTGGCGGTGCTGTCGTGATCAAGTATCAGGACGGGTCCAAAGGCACCTATGGCCATGTGAATCCACTGGTTGCCGCGGGGCAGAGCGTGTCGGCTGGTCAGCTCATTGCGAGGGTGACACCAGACGGAAACAACAGCCATCTGCATTACGAGCTGAGGGACGCTCGGGGCCAGCTGAACTTCAATCCAGGTGCAGCAATCCGTGCGGGCATGGCGGCGGGAGGGCGCCCAGCGGCTGCCGCAGTGCCTGCGTCGGCAATCCGGGCGACCAACCTGGGCGGTGGAGGTGCTGCAGCTGGCGTGAGCGGCACGGTGACGAGCACGGCCAACCAGGAACAGGCCCTCAAACAGGGATTGGAGGGCCTGAACCAGCAGGAGACTCGCCTTGCCAAGGCGCTGGAAGATCTGCTGGCCTGGCTGGGGAAGCTGGGTAATGCCCAGTCGCTGGAAAAGGAGAGCCTCACCGAGCAGCAGCTGGCGGAAAGGGCCCAGTTCGAGTTTGAGCAGCGCAAGGCCCTGTTGACGGCCGAGGTGATGAAGACCTCCCAGGGCCAGCTGGGGCTGGCGGCTGGCGATGCGGTGAGCGGCAGCATCAGCGGCAGCCTGTCTGGCGCGATGCAGGCCCTGTTGAACGGCGGTGACGTGAAGCAGGCGGTGTCCAGTGCCCTGGCGCAGGCCGGCCAAGGGCTGATGCAGGCCACCATGGACGCCCTGCTGAATCCCCTGCTGGCAGAACTGCAGAAAGGGATCTTCAAGACCGTCACCGGGGTGGACGTAGAAGCGCTGGCGTTGCAGAAGGCTGGAACCGATCTCACGGCCGCGGCTATCGAGCTGATGAGAGCCGGCACTGTTCTGGCCGGCAACGGCGGCACCGGGGCCGCGGCGACGAACTTCGCCTCAAACCCCTTCGCCATTGCGGGCAAGCTCCTCGGTGGTGTCGGGGGCTTCTCCGGTGCCATGGGCCTGGACTTCGGCATCCCGGCCCTGACGGGAGTCCCAGATTTTTCCAGCGCCTTCACCCCTGGCCTGGCCGGTGGTGGAGATGTGAAGTACGGCCTCGATTACCTGGTGGGTGAAAAGGGCAGCGAGATCGTGCGGTTCAACAAAGACGGCGGCCGGGTCTACTCCAACCGTGCGCTAACCCAGGCCCTGGGCGTCCCGTTCCAGCGGACCCCAGGCGGTGGTGCTGCCGTGGCTGGCGGTGGTGACAGCCTCGGCGTCCCGTTCATGGCGGCCGGCAGCGCTGGTGGGATCCCCTTCCTCAAGGCTGGCCCCGGTGGCGCCCCCGGCAGCACCGGCACCCCCGGCGGATCGGCGGCCGCCATGCCCCGATCCGCCCCGATCCGCCTCCGCGTCGAAAGCCAGGTCATCAACGGCGTGGAGTACGCCACCATCGAGCAGCTGCGGGAGGCCTCGGCGGCGGCGGCCCAGGCCGGCCGGGATTCGGCCTACGACGGCATGCGGAACAACCCCTCGATTCAACGCTCGCTGGGGATGCGCTGATGATCGCCATCTGCGCCTACATCAGCTTCCAGGCCGACGGTGAGCCGGTGCCCGGCTACGCCTGGCAAAACCTCTTCACCGGTCAGAGCCGCACCTATGACGGCCGCCCTCACGTGTTCCAGAACTTCCGGATCTCAGATTCGGCCGGTGCCCGCGGCGGTGACCGCTCCCAGGGCCGGCTGGTACTGAACCGCAACCAGCTGGCCCTAAACGTGTTGGCCGAGGCCCGTGCCAACCAGTGGAAGATCAGCGCCGATGTCGTCCTCTGCGATGTTGCCGCCGGCAGTGACGTGCGCCTGCTCTCGCGGCACCTATGGCGGCTGGGCCCGATCGAGCGGCGGGAGATCATCACCGTCAGCCTCACCTCTCCCCTGGATGCGCTCGGCGGCGATGCACCGCGCCGAAGGCTGACCACCGAGCTGGTGGGGCAGGTGCCCGACACCGGCCAGATCTTCCTCACCTGATGGCCATGCCGCACGCCAGCCAAAGCGCACCCTGGATCCGCTATCTGGGGCTGCCCTACCGGTGGGGGGGGGATCCGGATCGCCATGGCGGCACCGACTGCCTGCGCCTCACCATGGCCGTGCTGGATCTCTACGACGCGCCCCGGCCGGCGCTGATCAAGCGCGAGTGGTACGAGGCCGCCGGCCGGGGCCGCTGGAAGCCGCTGCTCCAAGAGCTCGCCGCCGGCAGCAGCACTGTGCCCGGCGCGATGCCGCTGGATGTGGCGTTGCTGGCTGGCGGCGCCCCGATCGCCCTAGGGGTGTGCGTGGCTGGCGGGATCCTCACCACCTGCCAAGGGCAGGGCGTGCACTGGCGGCCCCTGGCGGCCTGCCGCGTGCGCCGCTGGTTTCGCTTCCTTCCGTCAGCCGTCACCGTTCCCCCGCCCATCCTGATCCTGTGACGCGACACCCCCGCCCACTTCCAGGTGATGCCTACCTGGCGCAGCTGCTCGGCTGGAGCGAAGACCAGCTGCTGCACTACCAGCTCAAACGGCAGCAGGCAGCGGCGATCGAGCTGACGCGAAATCCGCCGATCGCCACCTGCGATCCCGGCACCCTGGCTGCGGTCTCGCTGGCCGTCAGCATCCTCTCGGCCGGCTACACCATCGTTTCCGCCCTGATGGCGCCCAAGGGGCGGCCCGGCCGGGTCATCAGCAGCCAGCAACAGGGCGAGACCGTCATCGATGGCGCCCGCTACGCCCCCCGGCCTGGCTTCGATTCGCTGCAGGAGGTGGCAAGGCTGGGCAGCGTGATTCCGATCACCTTTGCCAGGCGGGAGTATCTGCCGGCCCTGAATGGCAGGCCCGAGGGTTGGTACGGCGGCTGCCGCGTCGATCTTGGCCTTGTCTGGTCTCGGATGACCAGCCTGGGTGGTTCACAGCTGTTCAGCGGCGTCTACGTGCTCGGCGAAGGGCCGATGGCGGAGATTGATCCGGCCGGTTTTGCGCTGGGCAACAACCTCTTGCGCTCCTACGACCTGGGCAGCGCTGGCGCCAATGAGGCTGCGGCTCGCGTCACCCTCTACGCCCGCCTGAACGGGGGACGGATTCGATCCAGCGACCGCATCGCCGGTCGCCTGGCGGCCAACGACATCGGCAATTTGGAAAACGCTGGTGCCGCTGATGTCTTTCAGGTGCGCAGCACCGGCGGCGTCATCCGTCCCGACGCCTGTGCAGCCTCCCGGCCCAGCAACTCCACGACCTGTGGCCTCTACGCCACCATGGGCAATGGCCTGGGGTTGCGGACCAACCCACAGTTGCGACCTACCAGGCAATTCGCCACAAAGCCCCAGGGCACCAGTGGTGCTCAGACGATCGATCCGGCCGACGATCCGGTGGCCCTTGGCGCCGTGTGGAAGGGCCGGCTGATGTGGGCGGGTCGTTGTGGCGTCGTGGCGACATCAAATGGCAACACAGATGGGAACATCACTCTCAGCGCTGGCGCCACGTTTGATTATCTGCTCTCTAACACCACGGATGCCAACACCAAACTACGGTTTGATAGCACCAACACCGACATTGGCGGTGGCGGTGCCTTTCACGTCGAAACTGGCACCGATATAGCGGCAACGATCAGTGGTCGTCAACGATCGATTGATGATGGCTTGGTGCTGGGTGAAGTCTATAAATGTGGTAGTTGCTTGGCAGTATTGGAGCAACGCATCCCGGCGGACGAGACATTCTCGTCTGATGCTGACAATCAACCGGTCGGCAATGGGCAACCGATCACAGCACGCTTTCGCGTCATAAGAGCTGGTGTCGTCACTAAATCATCAGGACAAGACATCAATCCATCCTCGACAGGGACAACGGCCTATCCCGCCCGAGTGGATGTGTCCAACGGCTGGGACTGGACTTCATCTGTGGTTGACCCTGGGCCCCGCTATGCCAGCGGCACCAGCAGGGGGCATCTCCATCGCTGCGCGGTGGCTGATTTCACGTTAAACAAGCCGGCCAGGGTGATCGAGATCGGTCTGCGCAGCACGGTGGGCATTCGAGGCAGCGGGTTTGCCAACCTCAGGCAAGCGCCAACGCTGAAAGAGATTAACCGCCTGGCCGGCGGTGAACGAGAGGGGCAGACGCTTGGGGCAGGAAGCAAAATCGGTATCGCTGTCTATCAGGGTGGCGCACGAAGTTTTGTAGAAGAGCGCTATTCCTTCATCCGTATCAGCTATCGCCCCGAGGGTGCCGCTACATTTGTGGAGCTGCCCTCCATCTACGGCGTGCGCGGGCTGACCCAGCAGGCGCAGTACAACAGCCTGCAGTTGGAGCTCCCGGCTGGCAGCCGTTGCGCACAGCTGCGGCTGGAACCTCTCAGTGGCTGGGAGATCCGCTCGGGCATCGCTGCTGGTCAGCTGGTGGTGCTCGATAGCCGCACGGCCACCCTGCAGACCGTGGTGGATGGCGCTTGCACCGTTCGCTATGCCGGCGAGGCCCCCTTCACCAGATCGGCCGATCGCTTTGCTCTGAAGTCGATCGAGCCTGAACAGGATCTGGGCCTTGGTTGGACCGATGGCACGGCAATGACCGACCCCTGGGGGAAGGTGGCGGAGGCCTTTGTCTACGAGGAGATCCAGAGCACGGCTAGCCAACGGCCTGAGCACGAAATCGCCTACGTCAACGTCGTCCAGACCAACGCCACCGCACCCACCTACGCCGGCATTGCCGCGGTGGGGATGAACATCCGCTCCGCCCTGGAGCTTCAGAGCGTCAACCAGCTGTCAGCGCAGGTGATTGGCGGCCACATTTGTTCCCGCTACATCGAGGCCAGCGAGGGGCCAACCCATCTGCTGCCAGACATTTTCACCCGGCTGGCGCTGAGCCCTGTTTTTGGCGCCGGGCAGGACGTGAGCGCTGAGCAGATCAATGCCGCCAGCTTTCTGGCGTCGGCGCAGTGGTGCTTTGACCGGCGCTACTTCTTCGATGGCACCCTGCCGCAGCCGGAAAACCTGCGGCAGTGGGCGGCCGATCAGGCGGGGCTGCATCTGCTGGCTTTCTACGAGCTCAATGGGCAGTTCTATTTCAAGCCGGCCCTGTCGTTCGATCCGGTGCCGATCGTTGACCTGTTTACCGCTGCCAACATCAAAGCGGGAACCTTCCAGAGCACCACCAGCGACGACGACCAGCGCCGGCCGATCCAGGTGAGCGGGCTGTATCGGGAGGAGCGCAGCAACGACGACCTGCTCTCTCCCGGTGTGTTCTCGACCGTGCGGGAAGTCACGATCCGCGAGGACTCGGCCAGCGACAGCGACCCGGTGGTGCAGCTGGATATGGCGAAGAGCTGCACCAACCGCTGGCACCTGATCGATGCGGCCAAGTACCTGATCCGCTGGCGACGGCTGGTGGGCGATCCGATTTCCTTCGAGACCACCTATGCCGGCATGCTGCGGCCGATCGCGCCGGAGGACCACATCGCTGTGGGCTACGACGAGACGCTGGAGGACCTCTACAGCAACGGTGCCGTACTGCCCGACGGCACCCTGGTGGCCTCTGAGCCCCTGGCCGATGGCAGCTATGAGGTGCTGGCCTGGGATGGCACCACTCCGCCGGGGCCCACCCTTCAGACCCTGACGGTCAGCGGCGGCGGCAAAGTGGGCAACCTGCTGGGCAGCGCCTGGACCCGCACCGCCCCCCCCCAGGTGCGCACCTACCGGGTGATGCGCGTCACACCTACCGATGACGGCCGGCAGAAGATCGAGGCGGTGCTGATGCCAACCGCGGCCGATGGCCGCCTGCGCCTTTCCCTAGATTGGGATGATCCCAACGCCTGGGTGATCCGGGGATGAAGATCCTCTTCCCGGCCATCGAGCCCACCGCCTTTGCGTTTGTGATGCCGCGCCATCCGATCACCAGTGCGGTGTCGGAGGCCGGGATCGAGGATCAGCGGCTGTGGAGCACGGTGGCAGTCAACGGGGCCCTGGAGCTGGAGTTCGGGAACATCCGCACCTCCCAGGCAACGGAGATCCTCACCACCTTCCATCAGAGCTACTCGGGCCTGCTGGAGCTGGAGCTGCCCGACATCCTCTTTGCTGGGGTGACGGCGGCCGATCGGGCTTTTATCGAATCGGTCACCACCGGCGCAGGCCTGCGCTGGTTCTGGCCCCTCGGCCAGGGCGCCCCCACCCCCAGGAGCTCGCTCACATACCGCCACCGCTGCACCCTGCCGGTGCAACTGCAGGCCAGGCTGCAGAACAGCCCGTAGGCCCTGGGCCGCTGCCCCTGCCTAGCCTCCTGATGTGGCCATGAGCTGAATCAGGGATGGGCGTCAGGAATACCACCCAGAGCGACGTGTACTGGAACGGCTCCCGGGTGGGCAAGATCACCGACGCCTCCGTTTCAGTGTCGCGTGACGTGCTGCCCACCACCGGCATCGGTCAGGTGGCCACGACCAGCACCAAGGGGATGCGCGAGTCGCAGATCAGCTGCACCCTCCTCTATGACCCGGACAACGCCCCTGCTGTGGCGATGGCGAACAGCATCTGGGACGACAGCGACGAGGTCGACACCCTGCGGATCGTCACCCGTCGCGGCTCCACACGCGGCGACTTCACCATGGAGGTGCTCTCTGCCTCACTCGGCACCCCGGTGCGCGTGCGGGAGCTGATCTCCTGCTCTCTCTCCCTCACGGTCAACGGCGACATGAGCGGCCGGTTCTGAGCCATGGCGATCGATGGCGAGATCGGCACCCTTACCCTCAGCCGCAGCTGGCCGCGGCCGGTGGTGCTCACCGATGACCTGCTCGATGCCCCCGGCAGTGTGGTGCGGCTGCGGCTGGAGGAGCCCTGCTTTCTCAACGGCGACCAAGTGCTCCTCACCGCTCCCTTGGGCGTGCCGTTCGATGTGCTCGGCACCGGGTACGCCAACTGTCCCGACGGCCACTCCTTCTGGGGGGACGCAGCCTCCAGCGGCCCAGCCACCCTCCATCGCGTCGGCGCCGATGCGCCCTTCTGGGGCCCTGACGACAACGCCACCTTTTGGGAGCACCCCGGCACCGTTGGCCTGAGCCAGCAGGCCACCGTCTACATCCACCAGGATGCCCTGGAGCGCGCCACCTTCTACAGCCTCGAGGTGGGTGCGGTGAACGGCGGCGAGCTCAGCCGCCTGCCCCTTCGCCTGGTGGGATTCGATCGGCTCATCCTCAGCGTGGCCAGCGATCGCGCCGGCTATGCCGAGGCCCTGCTGGCCCTGGCCCTCACCATTCCCCGCCCTGAGGAGGCTCAGGTGGCGCTGGAGGACATCGTGCCGGCCCTGCCGCCTGTGATCCGGGACGCGGGGGCCGCGGCGGATGAGCGGGGCTGGAAGCGGCAGGCGGATCTCTCCAGCTGGGAGGTGGAGACTGACACCACGGCCCTCGACCAGGGGGCGATCGGAGAGGCCTTCGGGGCGGTCCTCGCCGGCCAGGTGCGCGGTGCCGGGAGCTTCTCCGGAGAGCTCAGCAACATCTATGCCCCTGGCGTCAGCCCCAGCTCCGCCATGCTCCGCCTCGACACGCTCACCAAGAAGGGGGCCACCGGCACCATCCGCCTGTTGGTGGCCGACGGGCCCCGGGGCCATTCCAACGGCCACGGTTTCATCCGGGAGGAGTGCCTCTTCTATGAGCTGGACATCCTCCTGACCAACGTGCGCCTCTCCACCCAGGCCGGCGAAACCAAGAAGATCCGTGGCCAGTTCGCTTCGATCGGCGACGTCCGCTTTGTCATCGCTGATCGGACTCATCCATTGGCAGCAATGAGCCAGCCCTAGCCTGTCGACAGCAGCAGCAGCACATGGCCCGAATCAGTTTTGCGAATGCCCTTGCAGGCATCCGTAACGCCTTCGGACCCGGCGGGCAGCTCCGTGCCAAGGACCAGCTGGCTGCGGTGGTGGATGCCCTGCTGCAGATGGCGGGCAACGCCAACATCGCCCCGGGCAACAGCGAGCCGGCCGATCCGCTCAATAGTCCCTTCACGATCTACGTCAACCCGTACACCGGTAGCGATCGGTTTGTTGGTGGTTCCTACAACTGGTTTGAAGAGCCCGGCGGGGCCACCGAGGCGGCCAAGATCGCCGCCATAGTCAGGCGGTTGGAACTTCAGCGGGGCACCTGCGGTTACAGCAAGGAGCGGCCCTTCCGCACCATCAACCGCGCAGCGATCGAGATCGTGGCGATGACTAGCAAGAGCTTCTTCACGATCAACTCAGAAGAGGCGAAAGTCGATTGCCCATCGGTGGAGCTGAGCCCAGGGACGCACATTTTCTATAACGATCCTGGCAATTCCAGCTACGCCATCCCGGTGACGGAATGGCCGGCGGCCGGCTTTGATCCGACCCCAAACCACCTGATCGCCTTCAACCCCAACAGCGGCGGCATCGTGTTGCCTCGCTACGCCACGGCCAGCGCTCCCCTCAGCCTGCGGCAAACCACCGCCCGCCCCTCCTACGTGCCGGCCGCGGCGGATGAGGCCGCCGACTACAGCAACCGAGCAGCAATTCTCAAGATCACATCAACCAGCTACGTCTACGGGTTCACATTCCGGGATCAGTTCCGTGCCAGCAGCAGTCACCACCTGCTGGACTGCTTTCACAACGCCAGCCAGGCGGATCTGGATCAGCTATACACCAAGGTGCGCACCGCCATGGGCGGGGCCAGCAACAGCGGCAACCTCTCCAATGCTCTGGCGGTCACCCGGCCTTCCGAATGGCAGACGGTGGGACCGATCAGCGGCAACCCATCCGAGGCCTGGGACACGGTCAAGGGAGCGAGCCCGTACATCTACAACTGCTCCCTGCGCACCGAATGGGGCATGTCGGGCGTGTTTTGGGATGGCGCACGCCTGGCTGGCCTCAAGAGCCTGGTGGCGGCGCAATTCACCGGCATCAGCCAGCAACGCGACCTGAGCTGCTGGGAGATCTACCGCTCCGGCGCCTGGCGAGCCCCGGTCAACTACCAGGAGCTGATCGACAGCGAATCCGACGACGTGCGGATGAAGCCACGTCGGATGAGCCGCCACATCAGCCTGATTAACGATGCCTTTGGCCAGCTGGTAAGCATCTTTGCCATCGGCGCCGGTCGTCACCACCTGGCGGACAGCGGCGCGCAGATGGAGTTCTCCAACTCCACCTCCAATTTTGGCGGTTGCGTTGCGGTGGCCAAGGGTTACCAGAACGCCAGCGTGGCCCTGGATAGTAATTGGAACCTGCGGCGCCTCAGGGTGGCCCGCAGTGTGGCCGATCAGACCGGCAACATCCGCCGCATCCCGCTGGGCCTTGTCTCGACCATCTCCGGCAGCACCATCACCCTGACGACCCCCCTGGCAACAGGCGCCGATCCGGCGGTGCCGGCAGTGCTGGCGGCTGGCGGTTACAGCCTGGCTGCGGGCACCCTGATCTGGATCGAAAACCCCGACGGCGTGGATTGGAGGGCCACCCTTCAGGCAAACGCCTGGAGCAGCGCCACACCCACCGCCATTGCCATCACGGCCGCCGCCGCCCAGGCCGGAACTGGTGAAGCCATTGGAACTGATAGCGGTGTCTCTCGTGCTGTCGGCCGCCGGGTCTACGTTCGTCGGCTCATTGATACCCGCTCGAGAGCGCAGCGGCAGGTGACGCTCAGGCTGGCGAACACCACCAGCGCAAGGGTGCCGCTGCGCAATTCCATCATCCAGACTCGTCCTGGCGTTGGAGGCGGTGGGATCAGCCGTGCCCTGGCCCCCGGCGGCGCCGAAGTGCTGGCCGTCACCCAAACCAACGCCATCCCGGCGGAAGGCGCCGGTGTGGTGCTCTCGGCAGAGGTCACGCTCCGCCGTTGCTGCCCTGATGAGGTGTATGCCGCCGGGTTTTTCTACCGCCAGGGCCAGACGGTGAAGCACGGCTCTAAGCACTACACCGCAAAGAGCACTTTCACATCGAGCGGCAGCGTCCCGAATGCTGACCTGTGGCAGCAGAGCTACGTCCAGCAGGAGAGCTCTTACAACGCCGAGGATCCCACCACGCTGGAAGCACCGGTTCTGATCTTCGATACCGACACCGACGCTTCCAGCGATGTGACCGCTACCTGCGGGATCACGTGGAGCACGATCTACAGCAATGCCGGCAGCGTGCGCGATCAACTGCGCAGCGCCACCGACTACCGGGGCGCCCTGGCGCTGCTGCTGGCGCTGGGGTTCACCAGCACCGCTGCTCATGCCGCCCTGGTGCCGCGCACCGAGGCCAGCCGTGAGCTGGATCCAGCAAACGCCACACATTTCCCCACGGCTCCGAGCGGTGGTGCTGCCAGCGAACGCGCCAACTGGGCGCTGGAGTTCAGGCAGCCGTCGTTCATTCAGCTGCTGGGTCAGAACCTCAACGGTGTGGGCTTCTGGAACTACTCCCGAGCCTTGCCTCGCGCTCGCCGCCAGCTCAGTCCCCTCAACGAGTTCAATGCCAACTTTGCTCACGAGCAGGGCGGCCGGGTGGAGGTGAGGGGGATCAACAAGGATGGGTATGAGGTCACCAATCAGGGGCTGATTAGCACCGATACCGGAGAGGTGGTGGCGGTCGAGGGGATTGGCGGCGAAAGCGATCAATCGGTGTCAACCCAGTTCAATGACATATCAGTTGAAAACCTAACGATCACCGGAACCCTTGATGTCAGCGGCCTGGCGGCGCTGGACGGTGGCGAGTCAATAGCGATGCAGGCCAACCGCTACGGCACCGGCGTACTGGCTGACGCCGCCGCGCTACGCAGTAGCAGTACAATCGCTGGCGCTAATGATACTGAGCTTAATGCAAGTCTAAATTCCAGGCCGGAATTAGTTAGTCTGCCGGGCTTGAATTACTGGGCCAGAAAGGCTGGCGTCGTTACTCGCAGGACTGGGGTTGCAGTTCTATATGTGGCTCCAGATAATGCTGCTACCGGCTCAACCTACAACTTTAGCGGGGTCAACGGGACACTCGCCTTGGACCCAAACCGAATCGGGGCGCAGTTATTTGACAATCCCCCAACGGCAAGGGAAACCGCAGTCCTGTTTTTCCGCGCTGTCGAATACGCCAATGAGGTCTTCAGCCCAGAAGAGACGGTTGAATACCGCCTAGCCGATGGTCCCTACTGGAGAGACGTCGCCTTTAATCATATCGCCAACGTAATTGGCGCACTGGATGAGTTTCCAGAGACAAATACCGTTGCAAGCTGGACAACGGCATCAACCAAGCCAACTACAAATGTTAAAGCATTGCATGACGCAAACGCACCATTTAGATGCCCGTGCTTTGCTTCTGCTGTTACCATTTCACAAGCAACCGGCACCAATTGGGTTGGCATTATTCGCCCCACCAAGCTGACGTTCAATCAAGCTGGGTCAATTCGCGCAATAGGTTGGCTGTCAACAACCAAAACCATGAATGATACATCAATTTATCCTGATGCTCTCTACGGAGCAATAGCTGGCTACAGGGGTAATAGTATTGCTTATGCAGCATTTATGGACGCATCATTTAATGGGCTGATCCCCGTCGGGGGGGAAATGGTAACAATAGGAACCAGGGAACTTGTTGACGCACGAAATGGACAAGTCAGCATTGTTGATGTATTTATCGGCTCCCAAACTCCAAGCAGAGCGTTTAAGGGATACCTGGATCCATACACCTTGATCAAGCTCAGCGCTCTTGGTAGTGTGTCAATGTCCGGCATTTACCTAATTGGCAATGTCCGCCTTGCCTCAAGCGATTTACCTCTTTCAACGGCAAAAGGGGTTACCTTTAATAGTGCGCTACTGTTTGGAACGCAGCATAGCCAGAACCTTGTTGGATCTTATGATTCTGTAAATGGCACGGGCTTTACCACCTCAATCACTTTCCCGGCGCGATACAGGACAAACTATGATTTTAATACAAATCAGTGGCAGGCTAATTACGATACTAACTGCATTCATATTTTGGACGACAACGGAAATTACGGGCTAATGGCAAACAGAGCATCCACTACTTCAAATAGAGGCGCCACGTTAGAGGCTATTATTGGTGACCTAGCTCCCGGTACAACACTAAACCTAAACGGATTTAGCCGAAGCGCCGAGCAGTACGCCAAAACAAACCAATTTGCAGGCGTAGCTGGAGTTTTCGGTAATGCACCTGGAGGAACAAAGGGCCCCTGGGGGATTAGCCCAGTTGCCAGCGATGCGGTGCTTCTTCGACCCGGAAGTGTAGATAACGCAGTATGGCGATCCGCGATCACTGGCGCACAAGTAACCTCTGATGTTACCCTTACGTCTTCTCCCGGTGGCGCACAGGAATCCTATACGCTGTCCAGTTCCAACCCTCACAACATTAGGGCGCAAGCCTTTTTCCGTGGTGTCAACGTCAGTACCAACGTAACCGTTGGCGGCGTTCTCTTCTCAAATCGCTTTTTTGCCTGATGATCTACCCCACCACCCCTCCCGCAGTCGGCCCCAATCAAGAGGC